ATGATTAGAATATACATGCCAGCTTTTACCTTATCGCTGTCTTTATCTGCTCATGCAATGGGTTACAAATGTATCATAGAAAGGGTTGAATTGCCCTCTCAAAAAAATGTGAAGGTAATAACTCTATTGGAAAAGCAGTATATAGGGAAAGAGTTTGTTGTAAATAAAAGAACTGGCAGAACAATTGGTGCCATAGATAATTCTTATGCCCAAGAACCAACAGTTATTGATTTTGGCTCTAAAGACAACTCTTACAAGGTAATTAACTCAATGACCAAGGAAGAAGGTGTGGGTCTAGGTAGCTGGATCACAGCACTTGCCATTAATGAATATGAAGAGACCAAAATGAAATCGTTTACGTATTTGCACAATGATAAAGTTCTATTTGGAAACTGTAGTTCCTACTAAACTCAAATTGATGTATCAATTGAAAGCTCTTAAAGAAAAATGGCAACCTAAATACAGCAAATGTATTTCAGGCTGAACCATCCGGTGAAAGGTGAACGACTAATTTAATGGAGTTGCTCAAAGGCAGCCAGTTCAAATCAATCACACTGATGCAGTTTGAGACTTATTTGGTAGCGGATGAGAACTGGACGCCTTGTGCACTGGGCAGCTACTTTAGCTATCTTTTTTGGGTTTGTGCGAAATGTAATCCTGTAGCTGCTCTACATCTAACAACTCAAAATAATCTTCAAGCGTGATTCTCACTTCAATTAGCGTGTCACCCAGTCCAGGAATTGCCACAGCCATACTAGCGTTGGTTATACCATTATGACAAAGAGAGTCTTCTTCTTCATCGTAAGAACCTTGAATGCTGAACCATTCTTGCGGGATTGTAGAGCTATAGCTTCCAAATTCGATTATAACGTTAGTCCCAGCATAAATACTGTCACTCAACCTCACCTTGCCCCCGCTAAGCATATTGACCTCACATACAATCCTATCTTCAGCATGATCATTTCCCGGTTTAATTATTCTCATGTCAGCTCCTTCAGTTGTTTTTCTGTATAATAAACCGTCACATGACCCGAATGCAAAATTTGTATTGTCTTTTTCCACTGTGCAACATTCCCCACAAAATCCCGCTGAATAAAAAAAGTGCAAAAAGATTAAAAAATAGTTTAATTTTTATCTTTGTTTTGTGTTGACAAAACAAAGATAAAAAACTATATTATAACCATACCAAGACGGTACACCGACCTAGCGGAACTAGGAATAAGAGGAAATTCAAATGGAAATTATCATCAAAGAAACATCGGCAATCGAAACATTATCAATCATCGATCCAAAAACAGGCTGTTGTTACATTCAAGACTTTATCGGCAACGAGGATGGTTTTGGCACAGAATCACACCACATTCACATTGACCGTGAAACAGGCGAATATACTTGTTCTCAAGAAACGTTTGATTGGTGGTCAAAGGTAGTGAATGACAATCAAGCGCTTAATTACCGTATTGCTGAGTTGTGTGAAATTCACGATGCGGTGGATGTCTATGAGGTTGTAAACTCTAACGCTTCAAACGACCTTGAAGATTTAGCCTATCACGTTAACGCTTGTTTAGATCAAGCGTTCGGTGAAGCGCAATAACCATGACGAGGCAAGCCAAGGGCTTGCCTACTTTGCAGGAGTAATTGAATTTGGAAAACCAAATGCTTATTTCAATACCGACCACCATCCAGTTTGCTGATCTTAAATTAGGCCGCTCAGCCGATGGTATGATCACCTTTGACTGGCAACCTATTTTTGCGATTTGCGAAAGCTCAAACATTGAGCCAGAGTTATTTAGCCAAACCTCAGAAGACAACGTAAGCGGCCTAATCATTCAGTGGTATGCTGCGCACAAAGCCGCTGGCGGTGAGCCGGATGCCGTTGCGGAGGAATTATTTGCTGAAACGTTACTCGAAGATCAACACGGAGGCGGATTTAGCTATCAATCCGGCAAAGCATGAGCGAAAAGCACGGCAATACTGGCAATAATAATGCGAAAAAAGCACCGAGCGAGAAAGCAGACAGTCACATGCACTTTCGCTGCAAGAAAGATGATAAGGCGCTCATTGTGCGTAATTTAAAGGATGGTGAAACCTTAGCCTCTTTTATGCTGAGTTTGGGTGTGGCCGAGGCCATGCGTAGACAAAATGAAAATATGGTGAATGGCTGTAAGCGCAATTTGAGCTGATTTGGCATCCATTAAATCATAATAAAACCAAGGTCGCGTGAGCGGCCTTTTTTGTTTTCCCGCCCTACCACTATTCCAATATCTCTATTTTTCACACCAATAAACGCCAACTAGAAAGCGAATAAAAATTGACCTGCACAACCATATATCACATAATGACTACGAGTGTGATATATGGTTAGCCTATGAAAAATTATAAACCTGTACCGCCACCTGTTACATGGTTCGGTAGCAAAACTAGATACGTGAAAGATATTGTTAAACATTTCCCACAGCATCAGACTTATGTTGATGTATTCGGTGGTTCTGGTGCAATGCTGCTAGGTAAGCGCCCATCAAAGGTTGAAGTATATAACGATCTTAATCGCAAGATGACTAGTCTGTTTAAAGTTCTATCTGATAAAGATAAAACAAGGGAGCTTGTTAAGCGCTTGGAATTAACTCCCTACTCCCGCGATTTTTTTAAACATGCTGTCGCAGCTGCAGACAGAGAAGTTGATGAAATAGAGCTAGCTAAATTAATGATAGTAGTTCAAAGGCAATCGCATGGAGGGCTTGCCAAACAGTGGTCATATTGTGTGGATGCCCCCGCAGGTGGTTACTCTGCAAGTGTGAGAAAATTCCATACGGGTATCGAGCGATTGCCTGAAATTCAGGAAAGAATGCGAAAGGTACAAATTGAGAACTTATGCTTTTCTGACTTGATTCCCCGCTACGATAGAGAACGTACTTTATTTTATTTAGATCCCCCATACGTGCCTGAAACCCGCATTAATGGTGAGTATGAGAATGAAATGTCAATTGAAGATCATATTAAGCTAGTTGATATTTTACTTGAGTCAAAAGGTATGTTTGTTTTATCAGGCTACAAAAATGATGTTTATAAACGCTTAGAGGAGTCTGGATGGAAACGCCATGAAATCGAAGTGACTGCGAATAGTAGTAAAACAAGAACCAAACGAATTGAATGCTTGTGGGTGTCACCTAGCTGCATTGAAAATAAACCTAAAGCAGCTGCCATACCAGAGATAGATAATGATGAAAACTTAACGAACAGGCAAAAGGCGGCCTACCGTGTTCACCGACATAGAACTGATGAATCGCGAGCTAAAATATCTGAATCGATTAAAAGTCTGAAAAGAATGAAAAAACGAGTTACTAAAGTAGCTGTATCGCGAATGACAGGGATTACGCGCGAACACATTACACGGTACTACTCCGACCTGTTTTAAACATTTCCAATATCTCCTCTAGCTTCTTTTCTTAATTGCCTTGTTATTGCACTTCGATAGTGTAATCTATATTGCATATATTAAATATTTGGTTATGCAATTACAAAATGTTGAGACAGATATTTGTTGATAGCGACATCGATTCGCTTTTAAATTCAGCTTGTACTGGCAAGTACGCTACTAAAGACAGGTATTTAATAAGCCAGCTCGCTTACGTTCCCTTGTCGCTCACTGAGCACAATTTACTGCGCTTGCACCAGTTAATGAATGACAAAGGTGAGGTTTATCGGAAATGGGTTCTACCCGCAGCTTATAGCAGAAATAAAAAAGACAGGATCATTGAAGTGCCAGAAGTGTTTTGTAAAGCATTTGAAAAGTACCTTAATTGGTACGAAAAGCAAGAGTTACCAGCAAAGTACAGGCATAGTTTAAATACTTATAGAGGGTTTAGTGAATACGCCCCAGCCTTGTTAAATGATCGACTTAATGAGTTTGCAATGAGCGAACGAACTGTTAAAAGCGGCATAAATAAACAGCCGACAAACTTGCGAACCAAAGTTAATACGCTGCTTAAAAAGGCTGGTTTAGATTGGGCTACAGCTAAAACCTTTGAAGATTCGCTAATTATCCACTTAGCAAAAAATGTTGACCATGGTGTAGTTGCTGATTTGTTTGGTTTTAGTTCGCGGCAGGTGGTAGCCGACAAGTACAACGGTAATTTATTGCAGCTATCAGACGCTATAAACAACGTGTACTCAAGAATTAAAGTGACGGGGCACTAACGGGCCTAATCTTCTAGCCCACAGTCTTTGTCAGCCAAGGCTTTCAGCCACGCACTCAATTTCAGCCCCTGCGCTTTTGCTTGGGCTTCATAAATCAATTTTCGTTCGGGCTCTACTCTAAACTCACATCGAGCGCTGGCCGTTACGTTTTTTCTGGGTCTGCCAACCGGCATTTTCTTATCATTCATCACCGCGAATTTTAGTCCGTACAAAAATTTAAAGCAATCTCTATTTTTTGTACGTACAAATATTGACTTTACATTGTTTTTAATTAATTATTGTACGTACAAAAAATGACGGAGTGAATTAACTATGAAGACAGGCGCACAACTCATTGCGGACGAAAGAGAACGACAAGTTGAAAATGAAGGCTACTCAAGCGAGCGAGACGATAGCTATAAAAAAGGCGAGTTAACAATGGCTGGAATCGTTTGTATAGAGGGTGTTTGAAATGAATATTTTACACGTAATTTCAACCGCTTTCGCGACAATTGCAGTTGCAGCGGTCGTTGAGAGCGAGCATGTAGCTGCCGCACTGCTCATGTCAGTTATTCCTCTTGCGGCCTTTATGTGCGCGGTTGGTATTATAAGAGCAAAGCTGCAAGCTTTAAAAATGGCAAAGCACGACTTTATAAAACATAAAACCCAAAAGTATCAAGACATAATCGAAGACCACCAAATAACAATTGGCCTTTTAGTTTTTGCTTTGGTTGTCCTTTCGCTCATGCTGTATGCGATTTTCTCAACGGCACTTAGCCGCATGGGAGCATAAAAATGTATAAAGGCAAATGGCTAAAAGTTAGCCATATGGGCTACCGTCGAAACGGTATCTATGTAGGGCATGATGATAAAAAATACTACTGGCTGTTCTCCAGCCTAGAGGTTAACAGTTACGAGGAAATACCAGAATCCTTATACAAAGAACTGTTAAACTTGAGAAAAATCAGGATTTTAGAAGGAGAGCTATAATGAAATTAGCACTATTAAACACATCAATAGCAACGGCAGACGGCTCTTATGAGCTAAAAACCATATCGCTCGAAGAGGCGAGATTGTTGGTTGCTGAAAACAAGGATAATCTAGACTCAGCTATAGGACACAAATCTACCTCTGAAGCAATGACAGAGCTTTTAGGGGTACGCATAGACATGTGCAGACAGGAGTTTAAGCAACAGTGTGGGCAATCCGCAATAGTATTTAAGCTAAAGGGTAGGCCGCCAGAGGGAGCTGTATTATCAAAATCCCAAATAGATGAGATTGGTTATGAGTTTAAATTACTAACCAAGCTGTAGGGTGTTGTGCCCGCCTCCCCCTGTCTGACAAACGCCTCGGGGTTTAGATAGTTTGAGCGGGCTCCAAACTAAATACTCTATTAAATAGAGCAAAGTTAAAATAATGCTTTCAGGCGCAAAAATCAACCTAAAGCATCAAAACTTATTAAATTGGAAAAACAGAGTAGTTTGTATGGATAGAGAAATTAAGCTTGAGGTTATCTTTAAGCTTCACGACGCTGATTTTGCTTGCTCTTTCGGTAAGCATTACACGAACATTGACAGGCTTGTAAATGGTCAAGACGTTTTCGATTATGCGAATAGCGAAGTTATAGCAAAGCGACAGTTTATAGGTTTGCATGACTTTAACGGCGCGGAAATTTACGAGGGTGACTTATTGCATGACTTAGATCCTTGCCAATGGCAGCCAGCTCTAGTTAGTTTTTCTGATGGTGCGTTTGAAATCAATATAACAAAGCGCGTTCGTGTTCCGCTGTCAGAAAAATATATCCGAGAAAATGAGCTTGTGATCGTGGGTAATATTTACGAAAACCAAGATTTAATCAGCCAATAAGTAAGGTTGGAATACAGGCCATGCAGATAGAAGTCAAAGTAAACCAAAATACAGAAGCTAAAGAAGCCTATATTGATGGTAAGTTAATTGGCTATTTTGAGCAGATGACACCCTTTGATGATACGTGGTCATTCATGGCTAAATGTTCACACGATAAGTTGACTGGTGATCACTACATCGCAATTGGTAACGAGCTTAACAAGCTCAATAAAGTTTAGTTGGAATAAGAGGCTCTTTTATGTCTACTAAAAACACAGGCGATTTTTTCGTAATGCTAACGACTCAAACTGGCGGATATACACCCTTGATGCTGTGCACCGATATTGAATATAACCGCGAAGAGTTAGCAAAGTTTAAGACCAAAGAAGCGGCAAAAAGCGCTGCTGAAAGCTCGGTGCTTGGTGAGAACTTTGGCTATGAAGTTTTTGAAATTGGTTATGGCTGTTAACTCAGCTTTTTAAATTGGAAATTCTGAAATGACACTAACGGTTAAAGAGCTAATTAAACAGCTTAAAGAAATGCCTCAAAATGAACAGGTTGGTATTGCTTTGCATGATTACGAAGACGGTGTTTCTGACGGGGCATTCTCAGTTAATTTTATCAGTGACAGCGATGTTGAATCGGGTAAACCGATGCACCGCGTTGTTATCAGTAGCTAACCATTGGAATATAAAAATGATGAATAGTTTATTAAATAAATGGGTGGTAGTTTGGAGTGAGCAACAGCAATGCTTTAATTACGAAACTGTTGAAAGAATGCTTAACTCAAACATCAACTCCTTCAAGAGGCAAAAAGCTAATCAATATGTTCCGCTGGCATTTTTTGATTCAGCTGAAGAAGCAAGTGATGCAATAGAAGTGTTTAGAAAGCATCGACCAGATTTGAATGAGCCTGAATAATTGGAATAAAGGAGTTTTTTGATATGAGGCTTTTACTTCTCTCCCTTTTGGTAGTATGCCCATTAACAGCCAAAGAAATGCTGACTAGTGAACATTTTAATCACATTTGTCATGCAGAAAGTGCTAAATACGATTCCGCCCTGACCGGTTTTTATACCGATAATAAGATGGAATTAATGGGAAGGTTACTTAGTTTTCCTTTTGAAATTGTTTCTGATTTGACGGCAGATGAGTTTTTTGAATTTATATGCACGCATGGTGGAACAAGAATTTATTGGGGGAGAAACAAATCGAAAATAGAAAAAAAGCTCAATATAGAGCTTACTGATAGAGAATTTTACAACGTTTCCTCGAAGTTGGGTCCAGACGGATTTCTTGAAATCCCAAGTGCTATGAAAGTTTTATCTTCGCTAAGAGCAATTGCATACGAAAATGATATAAGAGCTAATGTACCGGATGATGAGGTGAAAAAGCGATATGGGATATCCCAGAGAACTATTAACAATTTCAAACGCTCTATTCAGGGGCAAAAAAAGTAGATTGAGATGGAAAAAGCATGGTGTCCACTGGTGGACACTCTCTATAAATTAACCATTGGAATAAGATAAAACAATGAAATCACGGGTTGAATGGTCTCAAATTAATTGGCAACGAGGCGCTAAAGAGATTGCTGCTGAATATAGGTATCATGTTAATACGGTTCATCACGCTCGAAAAAAATACAGCCCAGAAACGATTGGGAAATATCGTTCAAAACAGGTCTTTACCGAAGATTCGAAAAAAAGACATAGAAAGAGTTGCAAGCAAGGTGCAAAAAACCAACCGCTTGCAACTGAAGCAGCTAAAAAGAGTCTATTTGCGGGTAAAACAGAGACGAACGTTCACGCAAAAAAATGGCACATAATATCGCCCAAGGGCGAGCATTATAATTTTTCAAACTTACATCATTTTGTACGAGACAATACCTCATTGTTTAACGCAGTCGATGTAATCTGGAAGCGTAAGGGCGGTGTACGCGGAACAGGTGGTGAGTATTGCAATGCGACTGCGGGATTGCAAAACGTCAAAGGCGGAAAATCTAAAGCTTGGAAGGGCTGGACAATTTGCTTAGACAGCTCGGATGATTGATTTTACTTTGACTTTTTAACGTGCGAAATCGTTAATAAAGGTATTTCCATACATAAAAAAGTTGGATCACAAACTACTAATTTAGCTTAATATATGTACTTCTAAACCTCTACCTCACTATACGGCAAGTCCGGAGCTTGCCCTGTGATACGGTCATTTTCAATGTAAACCGAACCAGTTTCAAAATTATCACCCAGTACGCGGCTGGTTGTGCCGTCGCTGTGCTCTACGGTAGTCGTACCATCATTATTAACTGTTAGCACCAGTACTATACTGCGCTGTGTGCCATTGAGTACTGAACCGAGCCTGTTTAGTGTGTTGTTAGACATTGCGTACCACCTGAATTGTTTGATTTACCATAATCGCGCCTTGGTTACTGATACTGGCGGAGATGGCCAGTGAGTCCACCGTTGCCTTGTATAGCTCACCTTCGAACCTTACACCTAATAACATGCCTGGTCTGATTGGTGGCAGGTCTTGCTTCAGCTTGGTGCGAATGGTTGCGGTTCGTTTATTGCCACTTCTTGCTAGTTCACATGTACCACGTTGGCGTGCTGCCTGCACATCGGTAATTAGATTGTCCACGATGTCGCGGGCGTAATCAGTTGCTGGAGTGCCTTGGCGCTTGATTTTACAAGCTACACCTTGCTGCTCGCCTCTCACAAAAATAACGTTGTGCTCAGGCTGGATGGTGTCTCGTGTATTGTGCTCTAATATTAGAGCATCATTGAGGATGACATCTGGCGTTGCTTGCTCTGTGCTCCAAGGGTTAACTGGCCACTCAGGCACAACTGAGACGGTTTTGGTTATATCGTTAATGTCCAATATCGCGCCAATACTGCTGGCCACTTTTAGCAGTGCGGCAGCTGGTGTCAGTCCTCGATACGAAAACGCCCCCTCAGGGATTGGGTAATCAATCATTTGGTTGTCTAACGTCCAACCTGTATTTCCTAAAATATCTGTCAAGATACCTGAAAGCGTCTTATCTACGGTGTTTACGTAATTGCGCTCCCGCTGATACGGTGCTGCAAGCTCTGCAAACCTTGAGCGTATTGATGCGCTGTAACTATTGTTCGCAAATCGATTGCTTGTACTGGGTTGCTCACAAATCACGATGAACTCATAGCCGTTAATGACCAGCCTTAACTGTTGGCCAATCGCACGCTCCATATCTATTCTGCTGCAAAACTTGATATTTCCCGTTGCAGCAAATTGGCCGCGTTGCCACGTGCAGCTAATACTGTTAATTAGAATTTTTAAATCATCACTTAGTCGATTACAGCTGATTGATGGTTGCATGATGTAATATCTCTGTATCTGTGGCTCTATGGGGGTTTTGGTATCGATGGGGGGAATGTCATCATCTGAGCGAACTGGCCCACCGGGTAATCCCCAATAGCAGACTTTCTCATAGGGAGACATTCTGAGCTTAACTCTGCCTATCTGCGGGGTGGCATTCAGCGCGTTATCAAATCGCACGATGACCTTGCCTTTGCGAGGATGGTTTACTCTGTAGCAAATATATGCGCGTTCACTCGGCCCGTAATAGATACAAAGCGCGGTTTCATGTTGCGAAGCCTCTCTCCAGACTTGGGTTGTCTCAACGTACTTTGCCTGTCCCTTACTCCAGCTAAATTCACTTTCCATCGTGGTGACTGGTATACTGTTTTCCCAGCGGGTATTTATTTGCTGCTCAAGAGCAATTTGACTAACTTGCCAAAGCTGAGAAGCCTCATTATGCAGTGCAATCGCATTTGCCCAGCTCATTTGATAAATAGCATCTAATGAGGTTGCGTTGTTGTATTGCAATGCAACCAGCACTGCATAATTGTCGTTATTTGAGTAAGCAACATCAAAATAGGCCACTACCTCCTTGTCTTCAATCGGTTGAGTCGAGCCGCCGCCAAACCGGACAACCAGCGGACTTTTACAGTTATTTGCAGGTGTCGTAAACCTGACTGTTATCATTGAGTAGCTCCTAGCAACGCAGCTTGCACCCTATCGATAATTTCTGCGTTGTACTGAGGAGGTAAATCCAACTTCCCATCATCAAAAAGAGTTACTGTGAGATTTGCATCTACTGTGTAATCAAGCGGTGTTGTGATAGTTACAACCGTAATGCTAGTCACTCGACCGTGCCATATGACCTCTTGAGTATTTCTGTTTTGAACTAAAACTCGGGTCGCATTAGGATCCAAATCAAGTTCTAGCAATCCGATATTTTGAACATAGTGAGGCTGTATTTGTTTATATCGGAACATCACCATTGCTCCATGTTGATCCAAATATGGCTACAATTTGCATCTGCTGAATGCAATTGAAAGTACCTTTGTCCATCGATGGTTAATTCCTGAGGCCAATATGAATCTTTGTTTAGTCCACGCATAGTGTTAATTAAACCGGGCATATAGCCTCTCAACGTAGGCTTAGTTAGGTCAATCAATGCCGGAATATTCTTAGAAGCATCATTCATCAAAGGAACAGGTGCTAATCCTAGGATCTCGGCGCCATCATCTGCAATGTGTATACTGCTTCGCTCAAATGTAATTCTGGGAGAATATAGCTCGAAGTTAGCTGAATTATCAGCGGCATAAATTTTTACTCCAGTGGTTGATGATGTACTACCAATATCTCTAACCATAGAACCCAAAGAGCTTACCCAATTACTTGATGTTTCGTCACTATTCACTGGACTATGAAAAGCGATAAATTGCCCTGCATCTGCTGTAAGTTCTTTTATATAGTCACCGACAAATAACTCACACTGATAGTAGTTTGAGGCTGACACTTTATAACGAGGGTTGTGATTACTCCCAGTTTCGTCTACCCAAGCCAATATCAGATAAAATGCACGCGCTGTACCTATGATAACCCAGGCTTTAGTTTGAGTTGTAGAAGAAACAGGGTGGCAAAACGATTGTGTAAAACCCGAATGATGTGAGACCTCAGAGTTTATAAATGACTTTGCTGCCTGGAATAGCATCCCACTTGAAGGGCTCAACCGAGCACTCCAATCACCAGCATGTGGCCAAAACCGTACCATGCCGCCGCTACCGTCTTTCGCCGTATCGTTTTGATAAACCACACTATTGGAATCATCGAATACTTTTGACCAACCCAACGGCTGTTTAGTGCCATAGCCAGATATTAAGCACGCATCTAGCACCGCTTTAATCTCATTAGCTGTACCATACCGCTCTGTGATTTGTGGTGCACCTTCGTCATCCCATCTATATACAGCTACTGGTGTTGGCATTAGTCTTTACTCCCTCTAAATCCAAGGGTGGATTTGTCGTATTTAATTTCGGTGTGGCCTGGGCTGACCGAACGTGTCAGCATAACTGGCTTACTTGCTGTGGTAGTTTCAAACAAAAATGCTTCGCCCGGATTCAATCCAGCGCCAAATGCCTCTTTGCGTAAAACAAAAAACGGAGACCCCGCATTAGCATTAATGGGCGTGCAGTCGCTGGTAATGTCGCCGTTATAAATGGTGCCTACATGCTCGCCCACCACATAAAACGCAGTGGTGCTGGTAAATACAATCGCCCAGCGCTGGGCAATGGTGCCGAGGTTGCTCAGTTCGACTGGGTATTGCGTGGTGTTGATTGCGCTTGATGCCGGAGAGCCAAAATCACCAAAGTTATTTTGCCAAGCTGAGAGTGTCCGCTCGTCTTTGGTCAGCGCTTGTAAGTCGCCGAGCACATAGGCGCTAGAAACGGTTGCGCCAACGTCATATGTTCGCTTGAGTGGCGAGAGTATCTTTAGTGTGTCGCTCTCTATTGCATCCACCAAAACCAGCTCACTAAGCACTACAGTTATGATGAACGGGCCGGAAAAGTTGCTAATACCTGCCTTGATTGTGACTTTGCCAGAGGTTTTGTCATAGCTGTAATTGTCATCATTGGCGCTGTAGAGCGATAGCCCCTCATTATCAACAATATCTACCCAGTTAGCATTAGCTGTAACGGTTAGCTCTTGGCCATTGCTGAGTGTTGCGTGTTGAGTCCGGTTACGGTCTTGCACGCACACAAGGTTGAACTCATGGAATATTGGCACATAGCCGCCTTCAGGTAGTTTGCTGCGGTCAATGCCACCAGGTGGACTAGGTACATTAATAATGGTGAGGGCGTCGTAATCATAAGTGATAGATTCCTGCACCATATCTACTGCAAACACCAGTGAAACCGTGCCATTACTACTTACTGAGCCAGATATATTAGTACCTGTGATGTTGCCATTGTCATCGCTAGATGCACTATATTCAGTGCCAGCCTCAGACGTTGCGCGAATATAAATACTATTGCGAGCAAATGATTGAGACGGTAACGCAAATTCGATTTCTCGCAGTGATAGTGGCTTTAATTGAATTAGCGCGCCCAGCTCCTCCTCTACGGTGCCGCTATAATCGATTGGCTCTAACTCAGTAATTACACCTGTATCATAATCAATCGTCGCGATAATATAGCCAGAATGAATAAATCGACCACTACCATCATCCGTGATTATTTGGCTAGAGCCGGATTTTTTTAGCTTAACCGTCCCTTTAACAATGGTTTCTGTCGCACCTAACGTTATGCTCTGACTTGAGACAAATGAGTGAAACCTAAAATCGCGATTTGATAGATAGTAAATCCAAAGAAAGTAACCGCTAGGTAAATAGCGACCATCGTAGGCTTGACCAGACACTACAGTACCGTTAATGGTATGCGGCTTCCAAAGTGAAAACCATGAATGATCGCGAACTACAACTCTCGTGTAATCAAGCAATAAGTCTGGGATATCGATACTAAACTCACTTAAATTACCAAATGACTCAATCTTTTTGTATCGATAGCCTGTTACATCACTATCGCTGTCCATCTGTGGTCTCAGTCCTTGTTTAGACTGAGTGCGGGTAACACTTGGCGCTAAGGAGCGCTGCAAGTCCCGCACTTTTAGGTGTAGCTCACCGCTTTGGTATGGTGATGTTAAATGACTCAATCCGTGATATTTCGTCGTGCTGGCAGTCATTAACGCCAACATATCGTCGAGCAGCGAGTCGTCGCGTAAATCTGGAGATTCAACCAGTAGCGTGCTGACCAGCGGGTCCTCTGGTTGGTCAGCAATAAACACATGAGCATCTGAAAGCTTAGTTGCGTCATCCGTTGCAACAGCGGGGTACAACTTCACCAAATCGAACGCGCTGCGTGCATGATCGACGTCGCTGATTGAGCTAAATACATCGTTTAGCTTTCCGCTTATCACCGCGTTGTTGGTGCGGTGGCCGCCTGCATTGGGGGCACTGCCGAGCCGCTGGGGCTTAAATATTTTAAGGTGACTTCTTAGCATCTTTATACCACTTTTAATCTAAGCGTTATGTTTTCAAAATAATCAGGCTGAGCATCTGAGTAATAACTAACGGCACTACCTGTGACAGGCTTTTGGCTGTGGTCCCAAACCACGTTATAAACCGTGCCTCTTATCGATATCTCAAACGCGGTTAGCGTGGTTCGGCTATGGTCAAATAGTGCGATATAACTACTCGCTGTCTCCAACACACTCTCAATTGTTATGGGCCGACCAGATAACTGTGTTTTTTCAATATGTGAGGCACCGTTTAATGCAAGCTCTGTTTGCTCAGCAACGGCTTGGTAGTCGTGCTCATCTGTCCACACGGCGTGTGGTAGTTCTATCGCGCTTATTACTATCATTGGGCGTTACTCAATTGTTCGAGCTCATCTAATAGTTGGTCTCGAATGGTGGTGTACAGCTCAGCGGTGTTGCCACTGGGCAATTTGAGTTCCAGCACAATGCGTTTGCCAGATTGCTGGCCTGTCAGTAGGGTTAGCAATTTATCGAGTTTGCCATTGACCGCATCACTCAATGGTGAGCTATTGCTTGACCTAGTCGGCACAGGGCTTGGACTGTAATACTCAGTGTTTTCACGCGGTGTGATTGTGTTTGAGCGTGTGGGATTGCGTTTGGCACTGGCAACTTGCTTGAGTGATTCACGCTGGCGGTCAATTAAATCTCGCAATGCGCGCTTTTGTTCGCCATCGATATAAACGAGCTGTTTAAATATCCGGTCATAAATTTTAGATAACTCTGACGTTGATGTGGATGCGTTAATTGCACGCTCGAACTGCGCATATTGTTGCTGTTGCATTTTCTCACGCTCGCGACGGGCGCGTTCGGCAATGACTTCTGCACTTTCAAATCGATATGCCGCCCCCCTCCCTGTTTCGTACTTTTCCTGATAGTCTACTATCTGTTCAACCGTTGGGCGATTGCGGTTTTGGTAGTTACTCATGCTCGTTGCAGCACGGTTGGCGCTTTGGCTTACACGCTCTAACTCTTCTTTTTGCTCGCGCAGGCTTTTTAAGGAGCGCTCATTGGCCTTTGTTGCATCTTCAGTTGCGCGGGTTCCTCGCTTAGTTGCATCCGTTGCTGCATCCTGAGCACTCTTAAAATCACCGAGCAAGTTGTTTACCACAGATAAGATTTGGCTAACTCGGTCTTTTTTGTGCTGGTAGTCTTCAGCTGACAACGCACCCACTTGGTACTGTTGATTAACTTGGGCAAGTTCTTGCTCAAGTTTGCGCTGTTCAAGACTTAGCTGCTGCAAGCTTTTGGTTTCTAGCTCTCGTACGCGAGCTAAGTCGGATTCTTGCTCTATAACCAAACCTGTTTGATGATTAAGGGCAGCTTGCGCCTTTCGCTTTTGCTCAGCGCTTGCAGTGGAGCTATCAAGTATCCTCTTGTGATTTTCCATTGCAGCTTTGGTTTTATCCAAAGCCGTAGCAAACCGGTTGACTGCCTCGCTATTAATGTCTGTAGCAGGTTTGAGCTTGTTAGCAGCGTTAACCAGTTTATCCAATTCAGCAGTTAACCCCAGTGCGGCCGCAGCTGCCTGAACCGATGCTGGCACAGTTTGGTCTGTGGCGCTAGCAGCTTCAATTGCAGCCTGCGCCCATTTCAAAAAGGCGGCTTGCTGCATCGCAACTGGTTCGTTGCTTTGTTGTATTAGCTCAAACGCTCCTTGTAATTTAGTCGCCATTTGAGTCAGCGCATCGGCGCTGGTTATGCCCAGCTCTTTATAGGCTTTACTTACATCGTTGGTCAGATATGCTTGGCGTGCTAATGATTCGTTGTGGCTTTCGAACTTGGCTTTTAATGAGTCCAGTAATACTAACTGCTGGCTATACTCAGCGCCTGCGCCAGCCAATGCAGTACGTGCAGACTCAATAGATTGGATAAAACCATCAACACCAGCACGCACACCATTTAGGCTTTGCGCCTGGTGCTCTAATGTTTCGATCACACGCAGTGCCTCAGGTATGGTGAGCCTGAGAAACTCTTGGCGCTTGCGCTCTTCTTCAGCGGCAATGCGTGTAGTTTCAGCAAGTCTTTCTTGCTTTTTTGCAACACCTTCATACAAACCGGTTGTCTCATTAAGCACAATGAGGCCGTCAGCAAGCGCTTTGTCAAACGTCTGCATATTGGTAATAGCTATGCCGGTGCTTTCGCTTATATTTTTAAACTCTGCTGCCAACTTAGCTGCAGAAAGCTCCGCTTCTCTTCTGCTTTTATTTACTTCATTTTGGATAAGAATGAGCTTCTTGTATTCAAAATATAAATTCGCTAGTTGATCAATAAGAATTGTATATGCGCTTATTGCACCAACTGACTTAAGAATATTTCCTAACCGGATGCTCGATTTTGATGTTGCTTCAGTCTGCTGGTTAACGGTTTTTAGAGATATGACGTAGCTTGCCAGCGAAGTCATAGCAGCCCGCGCACCAGAAACAACATTACTAAAATATGTGCCTACCTTTAATGCCAACCATACTTTGATTAACGATGTAATTTCTTCTTTGTAATCAACGATAGTGGATATTGCTGATTTTATTGACTCACCAGTGGCAACGATCGTGTCACTAATCGATTTGGCCCATCGTTTTAGGCTGCCATCAGAAGCCATTTGGGCAAATGATTTATTCAAATCATTAATTTGAGACTTTAACCAATCCATTGCACCAGATTGCGCAATTAAATTGTAAAATTGATCTAGATTGTCTTTGGCATTAGAGACCTGGCCGCTAAATAGTGCCATTTGATCGGCTGCAGCACCCGCACTAGTTCGCCCCATCTCATCAATAAGCTGCTTAATAACATCGCGACCCAACTGCCCTGCACTCGATAACTTTTGCAGTTCCTGAACATTTTTCCCAGTCACATTTTGCAGCATATCCCACACTGGCACACCACGTTCAACGAGCTGTAAGATCTCTTCCCCTTGTAATTTTTGCTTAGCCCAAGCTTGGCCTAAAGCTAGAGAAATCCCTTCAACTTCTTGAAATCCACCGCCCAACTTTAGTGCGCTATCCGTTATCGACTGTAACGTCCCATCCATTGGATCAAGACCGAACGCTTTTAATTTGACAAACGCCTGGCTTACTTCAGAAAGTTGGAGTGGTGTGCTTTTTGTAAATTCTTTAATCCACTGACTTGCCTGTCTTCCGCCAGCGATACTGCCCATTAGTCCATTCATTTGAACAGCTAACAGCTCAAACTTACTTCCAACACTGAATACATTGCTTAGGCTTTCTGTCAGCTTATCAAGTCCAATATAAGCAGCGGCCATTGAGATAAGATCACTGGTAGCCAGTGAGATGTTCCCGCTATAATCCTTAGCACTGCGGCTGGCGCTATCTAGTGTTCTTTTTTGTTTACTTAACTTTTGGCTAACTGAGTCAAGAGCCTTTGTCGCTCCAAGTTGTTTTGTTTCTAGCTTTTTATAAGCGTCACCCAAATTGGTTAGATCTACATTTTGCTTAGCTAGCTTCTTTTCTAACTTAGCAAACTCTGAACGTCCTTTATTTAATGAGGACGCCAACTTATTAACCCCTGAACGGCTATTTTTAAGGGCTAAATCGTGCTCAGAAAGCACTCGGATAGAGTCTTTATATTCATTACTAACGCGCTCAACTTCTGTACGCTGCTCCTGTATTGATTGATTTAGCGTAGAACTCGTTCTCCCAGTACTATCAAACTCATCTTCTAGTTTTCTTAACGCTAGTTCCGCGTCTGATAGTGACTTTTCTAATCGTTTTGAAGACTGAGAGGCATCTTTTTTGGCTCGGCTGAGTTCCGCAGCCTTTATAGATGCTGCTTGATATGATTTTTGATTTTCAACTAGGGATTTAGATAGCGCTTGATAACGTAGTATTGATTGTTTCTGAGCTTCGTCGCGTGCTAATTCTGCATTGAGGATTTCAATTGTCTTTTCAAGTTTTGATGCTTCCTTCTCCGCCGTTTTGGTTGGCGCAGATAAGAGATCTCGCCCTTTAATAATAAATTCAACAACTTTGTTTTTAAAAGACATTTGGAATACCCATAAAAAAAGCCCCAATATTGGGGCTTTACATAGTTAGTAGTTTTTTATTCTGGTGTGATGACATCTAGTAGATAGTCATAATCTTTACCGGCTGCAATTGACGCTACGCCCTCAAACTCAGGTGATAAATATTCATTTTGCACCAGGTTTAATGCACCGCTCGAAGAAAGTTGAGCTAGCGGGATCTCCAAGTGAATTGGCTCCCCAGTATCAACATTTTCACCTGTCATGGTTATGGCCCAATTTACTTCTTGAACTTGACCACCCTTTAACCGATTGCCTGCAAGTGCAAGTGCTTGGAAGTCAATATTTACAACTCCACCTGATTCAATGGCTCCACCTTTGACAGGACGAATTAGGCCGGCAGACCAATTGACTTCATAGTCAACCCCATCAACAAGTTCAGTGGTCGCTTTCATTACTTTCCAATTTGTGGAAGTAATGTGCTTTGCACCAAGTGAAGTCCAAGTTCCATCAGCTCTTAAGTCGTACGGTTCACCCGAAACACTCGCAGCTTGCTGATTCAACACTCCAATTTCAGCACCTAGTGAATCCGCTAGTAACGCTGCATCTACTTCGTCAAACTTCATTGATATTTTGGTTGGATTAGCACTTTGCACTTTACCGAGCGATTTTCCATAAGTAGCTTTGTTTTTTGATGGCCGAATAATCTCTTCCATATCTGGTTCAATGGTCAATTGCTCGGCGTTAATTGGGCCAAATAACCCACCTTTAGCTACGCCTTTGTTGTTTGTTCGCTGTAAAAATACTTCACCACGCAGTAAAAAACCTGCCATGAGTTACTCCTTAGCTATAAGTTAATTTCAATGTAAAAATGGCTTTTGCACACCTATCGTGTGATTCTGGCGGGACAAACTTGACACTCTCTGTCATTTCAAAGTTAATAGCTGCGCCTGACACCGCGCTGTTAACTGTGGTTTTGCTATTCAACACCCCTTGAGAAATACTTTCAGACAGCTGGATTAATTCTTCATCGGGCGTAATTTCCGGCACTGAATCTCTGGTGCTATTAACAATCAAAACCGCGATAAAATCTAAATGCTTCAGCTTTTTGGTTGGAAGTAGTTCCACAGGCTGAACCACGATTTTTTTTGCTTGTCCATGTTTCAGCTTGTGCGGAACATAGAACCCTCTTTCAGTGGGTGCATACTGACTAAAAAAGGTTTTAACTTTGTCTAAAAGTTCGTTAGCCTCCATATAATTTTTCATACCTCTTGTTGATGTGTTCGATCACCTTCGAGTAACTGCCGTCACGAACATTTGCCATAGCACCAGCGATGCTCGGGCCATACGGAACGGATGGTATTCCCCTATCCTTATCCCCCTTGTCTCGATACCCCAATAGCAGATTGTTATTTTTGCCCACAAAGGTAAAAGCACCGCCCCAGTGACTCGTTTTACCTCTGAGGAATGCGCCCATGTAGCCTGCCAAGACTTGTTTCCCTGAGATAGTTTTACTTTGTCGGTATACTGGCTGTTGAACAAAGTTCAATGCACTGCTCAATCGATGCCGAGCAGACACTCTTAACTCAGGAATTTGGATATCGGTTGTAACCGCTAGACGCTGATCAATATATTCACGGTGTTTAAATGAATACCGCTCGTATATTGCGCCAACCAGTACGTTTTTAGCGAACTGCCCACTTTGCGACATTGCGCTAGATAGTGATCGGGTGCTCGAGTAACGTAGCTCCGCTAATTCGCTGCTTAATCGCATTGATTGACTACAAATGTTGTCGATATTTCGTCTTGTGAGTACAGCTCTGTCAGCAAAAACTCAACGTCATTAACGAGGCATCGCTCTTGTAGCTGAGGGCGACACTGTGAACGAAAAAAGCGAATCACGGTTATGTGTTCCCGTATTTCTCCACTATATGGATCGGGTTTATCTCGATATCGCTGATCTAGTTCGACCACTATCGGTGCGCCGTCGTACTCAGCCTGCTCACCCGAACACATTGCCAGCTTCTCCTCTTTTTCTAGGCTTTTGTTCAAAGAGGATTTAAGTAGTCTCACCTCGATTGACTCCTTTGATTTTCAGCGCCTCTTCAGCCTGTACCTCAGTCAATTTGTTTATGCCTGGCAAAATAACGAACTTTGTACTCTCATCTTCAGTTATCTGTGCTATCACTTTTCCGTGAAAATCACTAATGACTGTTACTAACGTCGGTTTAGCTAGCTTTTCAGTTTGCTGTATGCCATCAGCAACGGCTAATTTACCTTTGAGTTCTTCGATCTGCTTTCTTAGCTTTGCTTCTGTTTTCTCAGGAGTGATTTCTGCACCTAGCTTTAATGAAAGCTCAGTTATTTCTTGTGTTAGATTTTCTATATTAGCGCTCATAAACCCTCTCAAAAATATGGCCGCATTTCGCGGCCATTGGTTAGATTAATTTGATAACTACAAACCCATCTGGGTCTGTGTTTGCCATAAGAGGTGCTGATTTAGTCACAGTATATGTTTTTGCAACGTCCCCAGTTTCCTTGTAAACCTTCTGGAATCGATCCGTTTCATACATCCCAGCTTCAATTGCATCGTCATCCAAAATTGCACCATACATTCGAGCCAGTTCAATTGCAGTGTGGCCGAGAATGTATGTGTGATCGTCTAGGTAGTTCTCTTTTACTCCATTAACCAACCGATACCCGGTATATACCACCACCAAAACATCGCCCAAATAACCTTTATATGAGACATCTTTACCTAAATCTTTCAGCGCAGTTTCCAGCTGTGAGTTTGAGCCGCGACGGGTTTCCAGCTTTTCTCTAACCTTGTCGAACTCAAGTAATAACGCCCAGCCTTTTTGGTCTGTAATTAGGATGTTTACTCCATGCTCTGAAGCGGTGGCATACTGCTCAATATCTCGTTGAGGGTCATAAGTTGCCCGGTCTTTGTTTACCCAAGAGGCTGCACCGGATAGAGAAATTTGGTTATCAACACTGCGGTTAAAATTGACGTTAATTGGCTCCGGTAGCCCCTCGCCTTCACAGGTATAATTTCCATCAACGACAGCGCGAACGGCCATCCACTCCTCGGTTTGTTCAATGGCTTTTTCTTCATCAATCAGGTTTTGAGTGATAATGGCACTTCGGCGCTGAGTTAAGCTTAAATCCCCAGTGAATGACTCACCAGGACGTCGTTTTAAGGTTTTCTTTACGTCAACATCGTGCTTAGGTTTGAGTGATGCGGGGGTGATCTTAGTTGTAGTGTGTCCACGGGTTTTAATCACTTTCCCATTAACTTCAGGAGCCACAAAAACCGCTGAGTTAACGGCCTCATCTACCTTGTCCATGTCCACTTCTTCAGTTTCGAAGGTGTACATGTGAGGAAAGAACAGGGATAAAAAAAGCGAAGATACCTTCGCTTTCTTTTTCTGTACTACGCCATAGAGCGCTCGTGGTGTGTAAGTTTGATCTGCCATTTATGTTCCTTAACTTAATACGTTACCGATTGCGATAGGTGTGCCATCAAAAGCCGCGAGCTTTTGCGCGGCTGTTATCCCTTCAGGCCAAGAGATGACTGCTTCGTTAAAATGACCGCCGTCATAATAAGGGGCGCTTTTAGCTCCCGTCGCGGTATCTACCACCCCAACCGTGAGAAACAATGCCCGTTCTGAGCCGTCATTAGCAGCGGGGTCCCATTTTTTAAGCTCTCCCGTTGCTTTGATCCGACCAACAGGAGATCGCGCAGTCAATGTTTGACTGGCTGCAAACGCCCCAGTGTTTTGTGTCAGTGGTCTATCACCAGCGGTTAGTTGTTCAAACTCTAAAGTTTCCATCGTTTTACCTTGCTTAGTTGCCAAATACTTGATCGTGGGCGCTTAGCAGTGCTTGCGCTTCTTTCTCGTAGTCTGAGAGCTCTTCTACATCTCCCGAAGTCTCTAAATCTGGCTGAGGCTCGTTTTCCATTGCCGCATCAAGTGCAGTGGATAAATTATCACTTTTCGATTCTGACTCAGCTTTGGGAGATACCTGCAACATTGCAACAGACTCAGTGGGACTCATGGCGCTGGATAATGCCAAGTGCATTGCTAACTTTTGCCGACCTTCAGCGTGTTCACTATTGAGAATTTCACCTATCCGTTGGCGCTCTAGCGTGGCTCCTTCAAGTTTTGCAGCATCAATATCAGCCTGCGTTAACTGCGCCTTGTTTGGCTTTTCTGAAGGTGTTGGATTTTCTTGCTTTTCTGACATGCTTACTCCAATTGAGTTGTTTGATTTAATGACATCAAGCAATATAGGAACAGCTTCATGTCCATTAACGAGTTTATTTGCAAAGCCGACATCAATAGCGGCCTGACCTGTGTAAACCTGTGCCTGCGTATCTAAAACCGCTGATTTACTCATGCCAATTCCGCTAGCAACTAGCTCAGCAAACTCATCGCGGGTTTTGTCTAGGCGAGATTGAATACTTTCTCTGATTTCAGGGGGTAATTTACTGTAGGGGTTACCATCAATTTTGTGATCGCCGGAGTGAATAAGCGTAATTTCCACCCCTTCCTCTTTGAGTTTGTTTTCAATTGAGCTATGAGCCACTACCACACCAACGGAACCCGCACGACCTGATTGTGTTATCCATCGTTCAGTACAAGCCGAAGCAAGTGCCATTGCTGCGCTGCACATGGTGTCATAGCACAGTGCATAAATGGGCTTCACTTCACGCAGTTTTTTAATCTGGTTTGCACAGTCAAAACAGCCTGCGCCTTCCCCGCCCGGAGAATCAATATCTAACATGATGGCTTTGATATTCGGATCAGCAATTGCGTCGTTCAGTCGGGCAGATATGCCATCGTAACCCGTCGCGCCTGACACTGGTTTGATGTAACCATATTTGTGCAACAACGTGCCTGACACAGGAAGTATGGCTAAACCATTGACGACCTGATAGGGACGGTCACGCTCTCTCGGCGAGCTGAAAGAAGATGACAGCTCAATCAACTGCTGCTCTTTTAGCTCGTTGCCGTTTACATCGATTAGCTGATTGACTCCTGCACGCAATGAGAGTGAGCCAAAAAATGTAGCAGCATAGTTAGGCTCTAATAATTGAGGTTGGTTACATGCCCGACTAAGAATATGTAAATAGGAATTGTCATGCTGCACTCTGTTGTTCTCCACTATCATTAGATGGATCAAAAGCCACTGCCTGCATCCAGCTTGGAGGCGGCAACCCTTTTGCTTTTCGTTCTTGGATTTCTCTGGCCTGCTGCTCGAAGATTTCTTGATAGTCTTCACCCATCAGTGCAAGCTCTTTCTCATAAGTGGACAACCCTGATTCAATTCGTAAGATCGCTTCTTTCACTTCTTTCAGACCATCAATAGATAGCCTTCCGGCGCCAATCCACTCACACCGCGTCCACGCTTCTTTTCGTTCGTAGAAGTTAAAGCGAGATTTTGGAGGGTTCAAAATTTTTCGGTGTAGGGCTTCTTCGAGCCAATTAGCAAAGACTAAAGAAGCAAATCGAGCGGCTATGGTTTTTCGTTTACCCATTGTGTAGCGGAATGACTCGTTAAAGCTGGCTCGCGCACTTGAATAATTTACTTTTGAATAGTCTCTCGCGATTTGTTCGTAACTCATCCCAAAACCAGAGGCAATAAACCGCAACATTGATGACTCTAATTCTGTAAACCCATTGTTTGCATTCTGGCTTTGCGTGAATTTGAGTTTTTCACCGGGGACTAGATGGGGGATTTTTGCCCCATTCATGCGAATATTGGCGGCTGCATGGTAATCGCCCATGTACGCCATCCACTTTTGCATTTGCTCAGCACCATTGCCGCCGCTAATAAGCTGGAACGCTTGCTCAGAGTCCAATTCTGACTCAATCACTGCTGCGTACATTGCGTTGATAATGGCATTTTGCAACGTCGTGTTTTGCAGGTGGCTCAAACTCTGCATTTGCTCCATCATTGAAAGCAAGAGATTAGCCCCTCTAGACTGTCCCGCTTCTAGAGGCTCAAATACATGGATAAATTGAGCTCTTCCCCATCGATTTTCCCGCGCTACAAATTTCCAACGCCCACTGTATCTATCCAGCTCCCCGTATTCATTAAAGGCATCTTGTTTCACCCAATACCCTAGCGCGGCGTTGTGACGATCAACCATAACCCCACCACGCAACCGATTGGTGTTCAGTTTTCCATTTGGATTTGATATGCGTTTAGGTGAAACCAACTTAATTGCGGTTTTAAACATAGCGGCGGGGCGTGTTACCCATTCACTGACAGCCATCCCTTCCCCATGATGGCAATGTGCGGCTGCTACTGCTCGAACTAACATGGTGAATGTTCGTTTACGCTCAGCGTCAATATAGCAATAAGGCGATTCGGCATACTCAATGAATGCTTGCTCTGCCTCTTTCATAAAGGCCCGAGCACCACTTTCTTCCATCCCCAGTAATTTATAATTTAAACGGTAACTAGGACGGAAAAGACTTCCCACCACATTATCAATGTGCATTTGAACGCCACCGTGTGCAATGGCATTATTTCTGACCAAATCATCAGCTCTAGCATTACCCATCTCAAGAGAAGGTAAAAGCGCGGCGTCAGCGGTGCGACTTGGTGGGGTCCAGTGCTTCATTTGCCCACCAAACCCAGCCCCACCACCAGTGTAACTTGCACAGTATTCAGATAAAGGCGTCATTCCATCAGGCGCTAGTAAATCACTCATAAACAAAAACCCATTGTACCGCGGCGTCTAATTGAGGCGCCGTTAATTAACATTTCTAACTCTTCGATATAGGCTTTTAAGTCAGATTTATTAGCTTGTGAAAACTGTGTAACACGCCCATTTCTTGAAAACGACACAACAGCCTGTCCCGTCATTAAATCGTGATAAGCCTGCTTTGCTTCTGAAAGCTGTTGTTTTAGTTCGTCTGTAATCATTGCGCACCTAACTTTTTCCCCAGCTCAGCAAAAGAGGCTGACGCCGCTTGCTGGACACTTTTTTCGGTTTTAAAAATGGAAAGATCGAGTGAAAATTTTTCTATTGAGACTTGCAGTGCTGCCAGTGCATAGTTGAAACAGTCTAGCGCTTCGTTCCGACGTCCTTCGTTGTCATAAACGAAGATCACACCCTGCTTGGTTTTTTTTGGCTTTCGGATTTCAGAAACGAGCTGCTTGCAGACATCTTCATTGCAAATCCGGTCATCTTCTGGCAGATGGATTGCTCGCTGTTCATAGAGTGGCACTTCAATATCAGCGTAAAAAATGTCTTTTGCTGTATCAGTACCGACCTGAACAATGTAGGTTCCTGTTTTTTTGTTAACCTGCATTGGCATAGTCTGCACTGGTTGTCCGTAACTGCTCGCACCACGACACGGTATAAAGCGAAGTAAGCCTATTCGTTTTGAGAGTTTGTAAACGGTCTCCGTCCTGTGACCTGCCAAATCCCAGCAAATACGAGAGATTTTCAACATTTCACCATCTTCACGCTGATAGCTTTTGTCGCAAAACTCAACCACCGCATCCTCAACTTCTTGATCTCGCGGATCACCCATGCAGATAAATCGGTCAATCAGATACTTTCGATTATCAGCAGTGAATCCCCAAACGTATCCCTCCATTCGATTGTCTTGTGTATCGCCGCCGCAGGTAAGGTAAACCACATCATTAGGGACTTGAGCCTTGTATTTTTCGCGGCGCTGTAGCAATACCTCATGATCAAGGCGCTTGGTGTTTACTGGATCAAAATGAAGACCTAGTGTTAAGTTAATAAACGCCTGTAGTTTGTCTGGATCACCTTTTATGTCTAACCATTCGCGTACTATTTCCGCCCAGCCTTCCGTTAGGTTGAGTGAATAAAGCGCGGAACATTTGATACCCACACGCCGAGGGGCTTTAACTTTGGCGCCAGCTTCATTGAAGAACGCTAACCCATCCTCGGTCCATATTGAGGTTTTTTCACAGATCCACCGCCCCGCCCCTTCCATGCGTGGCAAGTGGCGATACTCAATTTTGCCTCGCTTTTCTGACTCTTGGCACTTTCCATTTTTGCATAGGTAATAAGCACTAGCGGCTTTTGCTTCGCCACCTATTAAACCTTGCTCCCACTTCATACCAAACGGAGAGTCTTTGTCACCCCACTCAAGTGATTGAAGCGTGCCGCAATGTGGGCATGGAACATGAAATTTAAATACGGCGTCAGCTTCGAGCATTAGGCGCTCGATAACATCACCAGAGAAAACAACGGTAGAGCCAAAAATTGCCTTACCAAAGGCCGCGCCCTGTATCCGTTTTAGCAGGACTTTGAGGTTGTCACCTTCACCGCCATTAATCGAAAATGCACCGATTTCATCACCGACCACAACCTGCTTTGTCATGGCTCTAAAGTTGTTCGGACTTTCAGCGCCTCTTACATCGATTGAGAAACCTGTGCAGATTTTTTTCTTTTTAGTGTTGTTTTCGTTGTTTAGTGACCAATCAGGAAAGGCGCTCTGTATGGCTGGAACCACTGGCAATAGTGGGTCCATTTCATTGAGTACAAAATCTTTTGCTAGCTGATCGTTTGGTTGGTAAACCACCGAACTTCGTTTTTTATGAACACCTAGATACCATAAAGCGCCACACAACATTTTTGTGTAACCAAATCGAGTTGGTTTTTGAACAGTAATAATGTTTATCGCATCATTACCCATCATGTTTAAAATGGCTTTTTGTACTGGTTGCGTTGTCCAGCGTCCGGGTATTTGGCTTGATCCCTCTGGTAAGAAAAAGTGTTCATCACACCACTCAACCGCCGTTTGTGGTATCTGAGTTTTAAGCGGACTCAGCCCCCTCCTCACTGCTAACCAGATCGCTTGCTTCGTAGCTAGAGAGATCTGGTTCAATGTGTGCTACCTCATTTTTGCTAACAGCAATAATCTTTTGAATGACTTCAATGGCATCAGGGGGCATGTCGGGCCATGCCATTTTTAGCCTTGGTAAAAGCGCCTCAAGATTTGACGCCATCGCTACACTGACCAGCTCAAGCGTTCTTGTGATCAGCTCTATTGGCGCAAAACGTTTTTCTTTAACTTCAAGGTCAAATTCCTTGTGCGCTATGTCCATTTCACCTTTACGGATCTTGATCTTCTTTTCCGCTATTTCTAACGCCTTTTCATCACTTCCAAGATCTGACGTCGTAGAAGTAATTGCCCCATCTCGGTTTAATGACGAACAGGCTACCAACCACCTAGATATTGATTGATAGCAATAACCACTTCGCCCTTTGCTGGCGGGGAATCCGGGGATTTTTTGCCAATTTCTAATAGTGCGCTCATTTACATTAAAATAGGCTGCAACTTCACGCTGTGTTGCCATAGAAAAACAACCTTTTTTAGGTGTGAAATAGGTTAAAAAGCAGGCTTGATAAAGCGGAAACGGAAAAGCCCAAAAACGGCATTTTTTAAAAACGCGAGACAGCCCGTGTGTTTTCTACCCGCATTACTTAGGGGTACACCCAGAAAGGACCCTTTTATTTTCAGTCACTTAGACTTTAAGAGTTCGTCTAGTTTTTTGTCAATTGAATCCAATCTCTTTTCAATCCGCTTTTGATCTTCAACACGTTGAGCTTGAACATGTGATATTGATTGAGCATTAACAGCTATACGCTTATCCATATCAGATAATACCCATAGGCCTGATACAACAAGAGCCACTGTTGTAATGATATGAGCCACATTGATTTCTTTTTTCATGTGCCAGCTATTGTTGATTGTCGGTTGCGTCACTTGGTAACTCCTTTAATCTTTTCTACTGTGCGTAAGCTGGCTAGTCCTAACATGCCAAGCGTAAGTTCCATCATTACATCAAGTGGCAACTCAGGTGCGCCTATTTCTGGCCATAGCCATTGCAATATAGGATTGATGACAAATGAGAATAGAAAGCCTAAGCCACATACCCACATTAGAAATGGCCTAGCGCCTGCTACAAAAATACTACGGTGCGATGCTTGCACTTGATTAATCTGCGCTTGAATGAATGAATGCTTTGCAACTAACCGTGCTTTTAATAATTCATGGTTTAGCTCTTCTTCTTTACTCGTAAAAAGTTCATCAAGAATACTTCCCATTGCATCAATGGGACCAACAGCTTGAGGTGACAGTAGATTGCTCAACCAGCCCATGTAATACCTCCGACTAAATGAATAGAATTAAACCTATCGTTTTAACTATCTGCGTGATTATTTGTGCGTATGCTTTTATTCGCTCGGTTTTTGCTTTGTATTTCTCGAGCTCATCACTTTTTTGAGGTTCATTTTTTTGATTTAAATTATCATTAGACATGTTTTAAACTCCTAATTTTTATTAAATTAATTAGGAATTTAAAGGTGTTGAATTTCTCGGTTAACTAAGTTTTTTAAAAAATTTTACTACCAATCTCCAGAGCTCATTTGAATTGCAAGTTGCTGCGCTCGGATTGGCGTTTGCCTAGCCCATAAACTGTTGAGCATTTCCTCTGACGCTTGGTCGTACTTACCTATTTTCACAAGTGCCAATGTCTTACTGAACTTCAATAGGCCATTAAAGCCCAATTGATAAGCCATGTTGAGTAAAACGGCCTTCCGTGGCTCGTTTAGTTCCGTGTACCAGGAGAATGATTGCTTAAGCCTTGATTCGACTTGTTCAACTCGATGAACCAGTAATAGCTCTGCTTCATCTTCTGTTATTCCAGCTTCTACATTAAAACCATATCCAAATGTGAGTTTTCCTTCCGTACATTTGTAAATAGTGGGACTAAACCCTTCATGCACTTTTAATTGTTCAATTGATAACATGGTCATAATGTATAGGCCTTAATGGATTGCTAACTGTTTATTCTTTTGAGTGCTGCTTGATACCACTTAGGGTCTAGTTCGTAGCCGATAAAGCTGCGCCCTGTATTTTGACAAGCTACCCCCGCTGTTCCACTGCCAGTGAAGAAATCAACAACAAGACTTCCCTCTTGGGTGGTTTCGCATATCAGCTTTTCAAATAGTTGTACTGGCTTCTCTGCTGGATGGCCCGTCACCCTGTTTTGCGGTGCGACCTTCTTGCATTCCCATATATCAGAAAGCGAGCGGTTTGGTATCTCGGCATCTTTCATACCGACAAATACAACCAGCTCATAACGTGGTCTAAGTGCTTTCTTTGGCCCAGTGCCTAAACACTGTTTATCCCATACTAATACTGAAGTAATGGACAAGCCTAAATCAGCTAGCGCCTTTGTTATCACAGGCATTGAGCGCCAATTGCAGAAAGAGACTAGATAACCTGTATCTTTCAATATGCGCTTTGCTTGCTCAAACCATGACTTATAAAAATGAGCCACGTTCATCCAATCAGCCCAAGACCCAGTCCTCGACGGCTTACCTATACTGCTAGCACCTATCAAATATGGGGGATCTGTTAAAACTAAATCGACTGAGCTGTCTGGAATGTTTTTGCTTTCTTCTACACAGTCACCATTAACTATGGATATCTCTGTCATGCGTCACCTTTACTTCGTGACGCTCTTGGCGTTCTGTATTGATTATCTCTTTACAACGGGGGCATTTAATTTGCACCTTGCCGATTAAACGACAAAGCAATTTACCGCAAGTACATCTAACATCTTGCATATTTCACCTACAAAAAACCCGCTTAGAAGGCGGGTTGTTTTAGACAAGGTTTTTATTTAAGCAGCTCTCACAAGCTTAGTGAAATTATGGCACATTCTACGCCGAAGAAAACGACATATACTGTCGCATTTTACGACATTTAAGCACTTATACTGTTACTGCCTGCTCAAAAGCCCAGTTTCGGCTCTAAGTAGCCAAAAATCGACACTTGTAGCACTGTCAAAACCACCCCAAGCACATGCCTCCTTTAAGCTCATTCCCTTAACATACTTGGCGATTATCGCCTTTTTACACTCTGCTCTAAGTGCCTCTATTTTACCGGTGAGCAAAGCGATATGTTCAGGCGGGTTAATGCCATTTGAGCCGTGGCTATACAAGTGCGCATCTGAGCTGAACGAACCGCCTAACACGTGGTTTTCGTAAATTTTATGAGTACTCGACTTTTGAGCATAACCTTGCAACGCCTCTTTACTTGCCCAGTAACGCCCCCATAGTTTTAACTGAGCCCTAACTTGTTTTAGGTTTTCCATCTATTTCCCCACCTGTAGAACTTGTATGAGGCTGAGCTGGCATACTTGTTCAACTATTGCAGAAACAGTATCAAATGGCAGTTTACCTTTGTCACTTTCCCAGCGCTGAACAGTGCGAGGGCTTACGCCGTAAATTCGCGCCACATCTTCTTGGCTCATAGCTCTGAAAGTTCGAGCCACTTTGATTACTTGCCCACCTGTCATCATTCCACCTTAATTAAACCCTGCTGTAACCAAATAGACTGCGTTCTGATCATCCCTTCATATGCGCATTGGTCGGCATATTCTTTGGGTGTGATCCTTGTTACTCGATCAATTTCTTGATGGCACTCAAAGCAGCAAAATGCAGCGTGTATGTCATCGCACTTTTGACCGACACCTGACCCTTTTGCAACATGAGCCAAGACAACCGTGTCAGTTCTATTTCTGCATATACCTGGTACTCGGACTTGACACTCTTGGCCCCTTGCACTTTCTCTTAGCTTTTTACTTATTACGCTCACGCTGCTTTATTCCTATATCTAGTTGAGTACACAGCTTTCACCCTCTCCATATATTGCTAGCATGTATAACTCTTCTGGCCTTGGTAGAATTAGCTGTAAATATTCTGCACAATACATATCTAGCCACTCTAGATACTCTGAAAATTCTTTTGTTGTTAGCTTTCTAGTTCTTTTACGAACAATGATCGGCTCTTCTGCGCCAACCTCTAACACTCTCACTCCAAACTTTTTGCGCACTAAAACTTCGTGCACATCTTGTGAGCTATTTTCTTGTCCTAAATACTCTCTAAGGTGATCTGCAATTACTTGGTTCCACATCCACATTAATCGGTTCTGAGCAGTTGAGCGCTTGGCTTTATGCTCTTTAAACTCAACAATAACGTCTTTACCAGATTCAACGACTTGCCTGATCATCGCGCCGAGCGCAGGCATAGTGTTTACGTAATTTCTTATTGTTAGAACTTTTTTCATCGTTAACTATGCTCACCTTTGCATCGCTTGTTGGTATGTTGTTTCTAAAGAGTCATTGAGAGAAAAGCCTGCTGAAGCCGGTATCTTTTTTGAATGCTTAAAGTTACCGGGGTTTGCTTGCACATCATTAGCGCTTCTCAACCGTTTAAACTTCTCTTTTTGTGCAATAGGCGCGTTTTTCTTCTGCGCTGCGACTTCTTTTTTATCTTTAATGTATTGTGTAACGCTGGGAACACCGAAAGCCGAAGCATGTTGAAGCATCACCCTATTAGCGCATGCTCCCGCTAAATTAATGTCTCTCGCTGTTGGATTTTCAATGCCTGCTAAATAACCCTCTTTTGCAGCGCGAGCTTGTTTAACCGCTTCACTGTATTTATCTCGCAAAATTTTCTTTAATGCTGCGATAAACTCTTTTTGGTCCTTCTCGTATGATTTCAAAGCTCATTCTTCCTCTGTATCGTTAGCAGCCGTCTTAACTTCGATGCGATATTCATACAGACGCTTGGTGCCTTCCCTAACACGCTTATGCTTTATAACCGTGCTGCTCTCTTCAACATTTCGCCATCGAGCCGACATAGCACAAGGCGTGTCTTTTTTCTTGTAGAGCAATTTGCTTGCATCGCATATTTCTTCAAGTGTCCAATACTCAGGACCAGTTATAATTGCTTCTAAGCGATCTTGCTGTTTCATGCCGCTTTACTCGCCTTAATTGCCTTTTTAGCCATAACCATATGAAGTAGCTCAAGGAACTGACCGTTACAACGGATCACTGGCTTCACTTCGCATTGATGGTTAAGGTCCGTGAGAAAGCTCGAGCCGTCAGGTTTTACAAAAAGACGACTTTTACATATTTGAGCACTTTCAAGAGTATATTTTCTTCCATTCCTTTCTAACCTAAAGCGTGAACCCGCTGGCAAATGTCTTAGCTGCATTTAGTCACCTCAATTACATGTAACGCATATATGCTGGCTGGACTTTGTGCTCTATTAGCTGAGGAATATCAGCCAGCTCACCTCTTACATATTTAACGGCCAGTTCGACATAATGCTTTTTGACTTCTTTTAGCCACTGCTGATGTGGCAACATACGGCGAGACTGAGAAACCGCAGCATTTAGCCAGTAACTTAAAGGCTGTGCCCATGTCTTTGCTTTGCCGTAGTTCTCTTTGCGTTGGTATTCCATTTCGCTTAAGCAGTTTTCAATTGTCGGCATCCCCTTAGCGTGTAAACACATGATCATGAACTCTTGAGCGTTTGGCGGATGTTTCTCGTATGTTGAGCGTGTGCGCATTGCATCGACCGCATCACGTATGTTTTTGCCAGTACAGCCCGTTCCAACCACCGCCCTCGCGTATTCAACTGCTAACTCCTGTGTATTGCCTTGCCAATTAAAATTAGCTGCAGGGTGAGCTGCCAACATTGTCGGGATCACTTCTTGTTCAAATGTACTTACCAATGCAGCTAATGGGTTGCGAACTTCGCTACTCGCTGTTTTCGCTAGTGACTGTTCCATGCTCTCGCTCCAAAATTATTTGTTCGTCTCTGTAACTAAGTTGGTCAAATGGACTGGGGATTTTGTTTTGCCAGATGCTCTCTAGTGCATCGTAATAATCCCAATCGCTGTCAAAGTTTCGTGGATTCATTACACCCTTTGGTTATCGTCTAGCAGTGGCATACCAACCGTGCACCGCTGTTTGATTTCTTGCAGCGCGTTGGTTGGTTTGCGCTGTTGAAAACCTGAGTTAGCAAGCCATGTGAACTCGAAACCACGCCAGTTCCGAACAATGCACTCACCCAAGCAGTCATCAACACTGACGCCATTTTGCACTGCAATCTCAAATTGCTTTGCAAGTCGATTGATCACTGTTTGGGAAACATTGGCTTTCATTCGCTTGCGCATAGCTAGCCAATCTTTGAGGGTTTGCTCTGTAGGCATTTGAGGCCAACTGGAATAATCCAAATCACCTTTTTTTGTTTTATTTTTTTTAGGTTCATTGAGAGGATCAGAAGATTGACTGATTCTGGGTGACACTGTGTCACTAGGGGGTGGTGACACAGTGTCACTACCTTGGTGATCGTCTGTCACTGCTGGGGGTGTCATTTTGTCACTACCTCTTTGCGGCTTATCCTTACATAGTGACATTTTGTCACCACCAGATTTAGTGATTAGTTGCGCCAACATTTCCTGTTTGTTTAACCTGTAGTAATTGGACTTATTGCCCTTCTCACCTTTTCTGTGCTCTTTGCTAACTAAGCCAGCATCACACAGCCCATCAATGTGCCTCATAACAGTTCGTTTAGACATTTCACATTGATCCGCAATTGTTTGATAGGAAGGCCAACAGCCTCCTTGATCACAAGCATTATCAGCAAGCTTAACTAAAACCAGCTTTTTGCCGTGGTTGCCAACTTTTACCTTCATTGCAAGCACCATGTATTCCATGCTCATAGCTCTATACCTCCCTGCAACTAGCAATTAAACAAGTGCTTGATTTTTGTTCTTCGTATGTCATACTTAACTCCGTATTAGATAGAACCCGCATACTTAGCCGACCAAGCCTGATGCGGGTTTTGTTTTAATTACCCTTAGGCTCTTCTTTATGGCTTTCGCCGGTTTGCTTATTACTGCTTTTACCCGCTTTATGTTGGGGGTATTTGTCGTATAGGTTTTCAAACATTCTTGACATCTCCGAATTCTGGCTTCGTTCACATTCACCAATATTGGGACTACAACTGCTTCAACGCTGCAATGACCATTGCATTTGACAGCTATCATCTGCCGCAAAGAAATTATCTATTTGAATACCAGTCAATGGGCTGCTTAAAGTGTCTATTTCTTTTGTCATTTCCAAATTTTCCTTATTAATAAACTCAAATCTCTCTGCTATGCTTAAAACGTAAAGGACATCAACAAACAAAAAGGAATTGTTTAATGACTCAATACTCTCCTAATCATACTAACCAACAACCAAACCCCAATTCACTTAAAGCTCGTGCCGCTGCGGAGTTCAGCCTTTATATGTTCGGCAAAAAACTAGTAGAACAGGACAACTACGCTAGCTATCGCCTTGATGGATGGTTCGAGGCCATCCAACACTACATCGTGCACAAACATAAACTTCCTCTGGCTCAAGTCGCCTCGATGAACACAGAAGCACTGCTCGATATACTTGGTGCCGACATTACCGAGTAACACTATGGCTCTACTCTTTACTGCTTAAGACTGGATATATATCTGGGCGTAGTTCGTGCCTAGATACTCCTGAAACTCTCTCTATGTTCAATACGTGTTCAGCAGGAACTTTACCAACCATCAGCCAGTAAGATATTTTCTGTTGAGTTATCCCATTACCAATAGCCTCAGCAAGTTTTTTCTGACTACCCATAACATTAATTGCTTCACGAATTGCGATCATAGTTTTTCCTCCCAGATCAAATGTACTACTCAAAAAACAAAAACACAACTTTTTAAGTACCAAATACTTGTTTTATTGTTTGATAAATTTATCAATTGCTTGTAATTTATTATCATTAAGCGCCACACTAGGATTTCAATGACAGAAAGTATTGGAAAAAGAATTGAACGCCTGAGAAAGTCAAAAGGCTTAACACAGAAGCAATTGGCCGACTTGATTGGAATGAGCCAACAGGCTTTTGCTGCTCTAGAAAAGCGGGATACTGCACCGAAAAAATTGTACGAAATTTCAATGGCGCTTGGTGTAACTCCGAGCTATATCCATACGGGAAAAAATGATACCCATAACGTGGAACTAAAAACTTTTGATGAAAAAGTTGTAGATAGCTACACTAGTGATGAAATCGAAGAAGTAGTTCCCATAGCGTTAGAACGTACAATTACAGCTTTATCCAAGCAATTCCAAGCGCAAGGTCTTGGAAAGCTGGACTTCGTCAAACATCAAGACCTTATCGCAAATTTTTTAGGCGCAAGCATCGTTGTTGAGTTAAGTGGTGATTACGAAAAAATTGCCAACAAGTTTTTAGAGCTCAAAACTCTAAAATCAGTCTGAGAATACTTATAAGACTCTGTTGGCTTCACCGCTTTTCAATGTGGTGAATGTTAATAACTTTACCGAGGATCTAAAAGCTTAATTGCAGTAAAGATGATATTCGTTCAATATCAGTGTTTCAGTCTTTGGTTACTTTGACGATAGTCTTGAAAGGTGAGAGATTTAGCACTCTAGTCAGATAATAATAAGCTCTAGAGAATAGAGCTTATTAAGCTTATGCAGTAGTATTAAGAAGCCTTTGATGGTTCAGTTCCACCGCCGCTCCCAAGTGGTTCATTGCCGTTTCCGTTACCTAGCAATGATCGGCTTTTTTTACTTGGATCCAGCCCACCACCGTTTGTTCCGCCGTAAACCAAGTTAAGTTCTGAACCTATCAATAGTTTAATTTTCGATACTTCATGTTTGTTTTTGGTCATACGTACTCCTTTAAAGTTACATTTAAGTTTAAGCATTAATCGCGTCACTCTTTTCATTTGAGTCATCCTAATCGCTTAAAGAGGAAAGCATCAGTTTCTTAAGAGTGGTAATGTCCGTTTTGTATTCAACTAGGTCAGCTTGAGCAAACTTAAGTAACCACGAATCAAGCATTCTTTCTACATCATCAAGTGCCAGCCGATTATCTGAGCTTTCATAGTAATCAATTCTTACTCCGAGCTTTTTCGAAAGAGCCTCAAGTTGATCAACGTCGATTGCTGAGCGACCTGAAAAGTAATGCCCGACGGCTCCCCGCGTAGTTACATTAAAAACATCTAACAGGTCGCTTTGAGTTACACCTAAATCTCGCATTCTTTGTTTAGCAATGCGCACCCAGTATGGCTCCATAATAATTCGTAACCCTTAATGTCTAGTTCTCTATCCTTATTAAGGCTAGTTGCATTTTATGTAAGTAGTCTGGGTTGAAAGTATACAGTTTACTGTGAGAGCTCTAATACAAGTTTAACCTGGTTCTAAGATGCTTAGATTTCAACTTGCTTCTTTAAGCCGGGCTACTCTATTAAGCAACCTATCCCTCTTTGATGAATGTATAATATTTAGCGCAACGGCGTCTTCCCCACATGCCAGCATAGAATCAATATCCTTTGACTCCTTTAAGATAGTTAAACAATCCCTTAACAAGCTAACTTCCGCGACCCCCAAAGAGTCACTTTCCACATTAACAAGAGTTTTAACTGGCTGAAATGTAGCGAGCCTAAAGAAAAAGATGATAACTCCAACTAAGCAGCTAGCTGAAAATAAGGACAACATCCAAATCAATGTTATAAACTCCGTTTAGATAAAATTAATCTTATTGTAACAAAAACGGAGCAGATTACCACAAGCAGATTAACCGTAGGTATACCAAAAGAATACATGTATTTCACAAGTGAAATATCTAAATTAAAAACTACGAGTGTTAGATGTCTTATCACCGTTAAAAGCGTAACAACAACAAAACTAGCCGAAAGAACCTTTGAAAAAGTACCTGCAACTACATTCATATATTTATGTATTAAAAGCAAAAACGCAGCTCCTAAAACATAAAATGCAGAGAAGGATAAGTACCAAAGGTGCCTCATAAACTCCTGATCATAAACATCAAATTTACTTTTTAAGAAATAACCCCAACCATGCATAAGACCATTCAGAATACACAGTACCGTTAGAGACCATAAAACACTGTCATCTTTCACTTTTCCTTTAACAAAAAACAATAAGGAAAGGAAATTTATGAATACTACAAAGTCACCTATTTTAAAAAGCAAATCCGCCATAGTTGTTATTCTCCTTTACTCCTCGCAGAGTCATTTTTTACATATGTTTGGCTGGTAACCGCAGGAGGTTCAACACCATTACCCCCAGTCCCACCTTTGACTTTTTTTAATTGGCTAATAGAAACAGCTGCATAAAATCTTGTTTTCATAACTTCTCCTCACTCTTGGGAATTAAGTATCGCACAACTTTTTAAGTGCAACAACATTGACAAACCAATTTTTAAGTATCAATCTATTAAAACACTCAAAAACAAGTATCACCTTGATACTTAAACTTTATACCAGAAACCAAAGCTAATGCTTTGAGCAATTAAGGATTGTACAGCATGGAAACAGAAATTAAACGTGCCATTTTACAATTGATAACATTAGGCACAACACCTCATCCACGGGTATATGTGTGCATTAACACATACCCAACGATGCAAATGGTCGGGGTGATGGTGTATCTAGACCCTGACTTTTCAGAGGTAAGTAAGACCAAAACACTGCTCAACAAGAACATTCATATCAATAATGTAGAAGCACTAAAAGAGCTAAATGAAGTTAACGATCAAGTACAGATATTGTGTGAACAATACTTAGAAAATGAGCAAGTACAGGTACAACCAACACCAACCTCAAGATCTGGATTTTTATCTACGCTACTTCAACGATTGGTCGAGCATAAAGCGGTAACTAATTCTCCATGTAGCAACAGAGACGTGGCAGCATAATGGATATCCAAGAAGCTCAAAAACGCCTCTCAGATCCATTCGAGGAACATGATCTTAATTGGATGGTAATACAAAGCGACGTTGATGCACACGGGCCATGGGTGCGAGTTATTCCCTACGTAACCAATAGAGCGGTACAACAGCGCCTAGATGATGTTTTTGGATTGAGTGGCTGGAAAAACGTATATAGAGATACCCCTAGAGGGCAGCTCTGCGGTCTAAAGGTCCTAATCGGGGATCAATGGATTACTAAGTGGGATGGCGCAAGCTATACAGACACCGATCCACTGAAGGGCGCTTTATCTGTAGCCATGAAACGTGCATCCGTACAGTTTGGCGTTGGCCGCTACTTGTACTCTATTGAACCAGTATTTGTTAGATGCCAGGCGCTAGCTGATAGGTTTGAATGTACAGCCAATTACACAACGATAAAGCAGCAGTTATCACAGAATGAATTTACCTATATTAGAGCACAGTGGGAAACGCCAACCCTCCCCGCTTGGGCTCTACCTCACGCAAAGTTTGATAGTTACCTAGAAGCTATAGAAAGCGCCGAAACACTTACAGCATTAAAAGCTGCGCTTATAGAAGCTGTAAAAGTGGCAGATGTACACAATCGCTCAGACATTAAAGGTATGGCACACACGCTTCGAGATAGCCGCTTGTTTGAACTTGAAGAATTATCAGAGCAAAAGCGCAAAGAGTCGCTTGAGCGCTTTAATGCGTGGCTTAAACAGCAGATCCAGTACTTAGAAGAAGCCGAAAACGAATCTATTTTAGAAATGCAATTCAAGTCACTTCAACTTGAGCTGAGAGGGCAATGCTCATCTCTCACCTTAAATAAAGCGGACTACGAAGCCCGAATCAACCAAGTTAAGCAACAAAGAATTTCCCAACTTCAAGGAGCGCACTAATGCAAGAACAAAGCACCCAGCTAATACAACAGGTATTTAGCCCAGAAATTACAGCGCAAGGGCTAGCAGACCTTCGTAAAAAATACCCTAGCAATGTTGTTTACGACATGTCTGAAGATGAGCAATTTAAACGTGGTAAAGCTGCAAGAGCCGAGCGTAACAAGCTAAAAGAAGGCTTTAAGCGCGCAAGAATCGACTTCAATAAAAAGCTTGCTGAAGAAGAAGACAGCTTATCGAAAGAAGTTGACGCTATTTACGCGCCCATTATTGAATCCATGGAGCGTGAAGAAAAGCGCCGCAAAGAATTAGCAGAAAAAGCCAAGCGCGAAAAAGAAGAACAGCTAGCGAAAGAGCGTAACGAAATTAATCAGATTCGTAACTTCGTTTCAGACTGTCAAAACAAAGATGCTCAGTACATTGCGGACACGATTGAAAGCGTAGACCTAATTGATACAGGTATATTTAGCAAAGACCTAATTCATGAAGCAATTGAAGCGAAAAAGCAAACGCTCAATACTTTAATGATGATGCTCTCAGACACTAAAGCGCGTGAAAAATTTGAAAAAGAGCAAGCCGAACTTAACGCGCAAAAGAGCCTGATGAATCTTAAGAGTTATGCGTCAAATTGCATCGGCAAAACACCAGCAAAAATTGAGCGAAAACTTGAAGCTTTGCGCGAACTGCCAATTCTTGAAAGTGAGTATGGTGATTATCTTACAGAAGCCGCTGACGCAAAAAACCAAGCAATGCAACTGCTGGAAATGATGTTTGAGCAAGCAAAGCAGCTAGAAGCATTGCAACCGAAAGTCGAAGCTCCAACCCTTAAACCTGAGCTCCCAGAAAACGCAATGCTATATACGCCTATGCAATCATGGCCTAGCGATGAAGTTAGAGAGCTAAGCCCTGTACTTGACCAAGTTTGTTTCAAGCTAGAAGAAGCGGAACAGGTCATTAAAACGCTAGAGGGTTTACTAAATGCAGCCTAATTCTCCAAGTCAGAGCGAGCGCCCATTCGTGGGCCAGCTCTTTACACGTAGCAATCACTTTGTACTAGCGCTAGTTGCAATTGTGCTTGCCCTATATGCACCAACACTTTTAGTAATGAATTAAGGAAAGGCCATGACTTGTGATTGTCTAAGTAAATCCCTTGCAAACGTAACGAGCCATATTGAAAAGGGGCTTCCAAATAATGCCCTTGATAGTTCCCTCTTGACTCGATGGGAAAATTCATCTTTCAGACTCGACACAGGTAAAAGTGAAGTAATGCTGCCCGTTCGCTATGAGTATCAAAAGCAAAAAGTATGCGGCGAGCTATATAAAAACAAAACCAAAGGTCATGTAAACATAGCAATGACGTTTTGCCCTATGTGCGGTGAAAAAATCGAGAGAGAGGCAGAATAATGGCTAGAGGTGTAAACAAAGTGATTTTAGTCGGGCACTTGGGCAAAGACCCTGAAGTCCGCTATATGCCAAACGGCAACGCTGTAGCACAAATAAGCATTGCCACTACAGATAGTTGGAAAGACAAAAACACAGGTCAATTGCAAGAGCGCACAGAATGGCACCGTGTGGTGCTATTCAACAAGTTAGCGGAAGTTGCGGGTGAGTATTTGCGCAAAGGTTCCCAAGTGTATATCGAGGGCCGCTTACAAACGCGTAAGTGGGTAGACCAATGCGATCAAGAAAAATACACCACTGAAATAGTTGTCGATATGGGCGGCCAAATGCAAATGCTTGGAGGTCGCAGTGAGCAGCAAAGCCCTAACCAATATCAAGGCGCCTATGGCCAGCAATACAGCCAAGCGCCGCAGCAACAGTATGGACAACGCCCAGCGCAACAGCAACAGCAACAGCAACAGCAACAGCAACAGGGTAATTTTGCACCTCGACAACAGCAAGCCGGCACACCATCAAATCCTATGGAACCCCCCATAGATTTTGATGATGACATACCGTTCTAGAGTTTACTAGGAGATAACCATGTTTTACGTATACGGAGTAAGTAGAAAGAAATGTAGAGCAAAAGCAGAGAAAGATGTCGCGGCTCGATTCGGTGATAAAGCACCTAAAACACAATCAGAACATATTGCAGCGGTCGAAGCTAGAACGACAGAACTCTACAGCAAAGCTAAGCCCGTATGCGTAAGCGGTGAATTGAGCACTCCAAGTTCATTGTACCAATTCATTGAATTAGCAAAAAAAACAGATGAATTAAAAGATTTAATGCCCATGCGCCGAAAGCCAATGATTGACGCAAGTGGCAACCCGATTAAAACAAGAGCTGGCCGCCCTAGATATGAGTTCGTGCCAGTTGATTCAAATTACATTAGAGAAATGGCGCAGCCATGCTCACTGATTTAAGGAAAGTACAATGTTTTTCACTAACGCAATAGCATACAAATACAAAGACACACCAAATTATGAGCAAACGCAATTTGAAGAAGCGTTACAGCACGAAGCAGCAAAGCCTTGTGGAGCGCAAGATATAACTTCATTTGGGTGGGTTAATGCTTTAGGTAAATACGGCACCACTCTAGCCCACTTTGAAGATGGAAAAATACTATTAAAGGCACGTAGACAAGATAAAGTACTACCTACCGCAGTCATAAATGAAATGGTTGCAGAAAAGGTCAGCATAATAGAGAAAGAAGACAACCGCCCTGTTAAGAAGAAGGTGCGTGACGATCTTAAAGAAAACATCTTAAGCGCCTTGCTGCCTAGCGCACTAGTCAAGTCGTCTTATATTTATGTCTTTATAGACACTAAAGCTGAGTTAATTATCGTAAATGCCTCAAGCTTTAACAAAGCAGAAGAAACGCTGGCCCTACTTCGAAAATCTCTTGGAACATTGCCAGTTACACCAGCTTTCGCAGACGTTGCCACGGATTTAGCGCTAACTGAGCATATCAAAGAGCATTGGGCACCAGACGGTTTTGAATTTGGTGGAGATGCTACGTTCAGTGACGGCCACGAAAAGAGTTCAGAGGTTACTCTTAAGGATCACGAACTAAGCTCACAACAAGTTCAAGACCTTATCAGTAATTGCTTTGTTACCAAAGTAGCGATGAAGACAGAGCAACTTAGATTTACTTTTGAAACCTCTGGCGCAATTAAGCAAATCAAATACTCGGACATCATAAAAGAGCGGAATGCAGACATCCCAAAAGAAGATATGGCTAAAAAGCTAATCGCTGATTTCATCCTAACATCAACCGAGCTAACAAACCTAGTTAATAACCTGTCGAGCCAATTGAAACAGAAAATCGACCAAGGTTACCAGTAATGGACATGGTAGCAGCCACCGCGTTACAGCTAGCTTGGTGTAAAGGTAAAGACGAGCCAGACAAAAATGAATACGCTGAGGCTGCTATTTTAGTAGAGAAATGGAATAAACAACGTATAGCAAATGGCCTTGTGCCTTGGTAGGAGATAACATGACCCCAAATATGATTAACGACATACTTAGAACAGAAGCGCTTAAAGCGGGATTGCGTGGCGAGCATTCATATTTACCAAAGACCGAACAAGAAGCAGAAACATTTACCCATCATAACTGGGTTTATTGTGCTGCTTGGCAATTTGCTGAAATTGCCCACAGAATGGAATCAGCCATTCGCCAGTATTGTATTGGAGGCGGGTCCGAGGTAAAGGCTTTACTTGATTCTCTGCCCAAAGCCAAGACATTAGCACCTGTTGAGATTGCACGAAACGAACTTGGTTACTGGGACCACCCCGACTGGCAGACATGGGACGAAAGAAACACTTTAACTGAGACAAATGATTACACGCTTCAACAGGGATATAGACTTAAGTTCATTCACTTTGAAGACGAATGTAGTAACGAACAGTTTGAACGTTATTTTAGTGACGGCGACCCAGACATTAGCGATTGGAACCCCATTTGTGATTACGAAGGCTCTTTCCTTCTCTCTATATACGAGACAGAAGACGGCCCTCAAGCGGTGTTTGCTGTTCCACTTGAAAAGGTGAGCTAATGAAAAACCAATCTGAAAGAGTTTATACGCCAAGAGAGTATGCAGAAAATGTGTGTCATGGAAAAGTTAAGGCGCCTGCAGTTTCTAAATGGATTAGACAATGGAAAACTCAAGGTGGCTTGCCAAAGAATCATCGAATTGAGGAGCTACCGAGTGGCAGAAACTTAATTATAGTTACAGAAGATAGAAAGCATACTCAACTACTCACTCATTTAGTGGTAAACAGGTGATTTATGGCACCAAGACGAAGAGTACAGGGCCGCGAAGAGTGGCCCGAAGGATTGCACAAAAAAGCCGTAAGAGGCGTTGATCGTTACTTTTTTAGAAATGAGAAAGGTAAAGACGTTTTCTTTCCTGAAGGAACTTCTTTTATTGATGCGTACCACGCAGCGCAAAGTTACAACGAAATGTACCGTGACCCAGCAAGCATATTCGCCTCAAAATTAGACAAGTATAACCGCCCTCTTATTGATTGGGGCAAAGTAATAATTGGGCGTGTAAAATCGGAGGAAGAACTGGGAGAGAATGCATTTAACACATTCGTAAAAGATGTTGAACGCCTCAATGTTCTATTTGGTCATGTATTGAGTAAAGAAATAACCTCAGAACACGCAACTGACTATTTAAATCACTACTGCGTTGAACCAGGTAAGTCGAAAAATGTATACAACCGAAAGCTTAGCTTTTTAAATAAGTATTTTGATTATTTGATGGATGAACAAGGCGTTGATATTCACCCTAGTTCTGGCAAAAAATTCAAGATGATTAAGCGCGAAGAAAAGAAAAAGGACCGTGCAGATTTAGACAAAGATGCTTACTTAAAGATTTACGATGCAGCCCCGCTTTGGTTAAAGGTAGCCATGAGCATTTGCTTGCAATCAACTCACGCAGTAAAAGAGTTGCACCGGCTTAAACATAAACTCATGAAGCCGAAAGAAGGTGAATGCGGCTGCGTGTGGTTTAAAGAGCCAAAGCAGACTTGGTGTGACATATCTAAACAAAACGTGATGACATTTGGCACTATGTACATTCATCGCCATAAGTCGCAGCACAAGAAGTCTAGCTTTGTCGCAATCCCTATTACGCCAGAGTTAAAAACAGCAATTGATTTATCAAAAACAGATCGGCTTGTTTGCCCTTACATTGTGAGACGCAAACCCATCAAGAATAATAAAATCTCGAAATACTGTGATCATCGCTTTCAGATGACGAGCAACAACATCAGTCGTGGTTTTTCAGATGTTCGTGACCAGCTGGGGTTGTTCGACCATCTACCAAAAGAGCGACGTCCAACATTCCACGAAATACGAAGGTTATCTGCAAAAGCGCTTAAATCGTCAGGGCAAAATCTAACGCAAAGGATGGCTCACGCTGACGAAAATACAACGAGAATTTACACTGATACTCATGATGTTGAGTGGGTAGAAGTAGCCCCTTTAAGTGTAAATCTTTAGTCTATTCAGGCAAAAAAAACTAATGCAAAGCCCACGTCAATGTGGGCTTTTTATTTCTCTTAACGTCCTTGTTTTCTGACTCAAAAAAACCACACTAATTGCGTACCATTATACAGTAGTTTTAAAAAAACGACTTTATAACATACTGTTTTTTATATAATTAATTTAGAGCTTGTTACCGTATTTTATGAAAAAACACAGCTTAGAAAGCCCTTAAAACAAACATAACACACTGTTTTTACTGGACTTTAATAGTTTCACATTATGCAACATGGGGTGTCAGGGGTCGCAGGTTCAAATCCTGCTATGCCGACCAACTTTTCCTTACCCTGTTCAATAAGTTATAGCACTTTCCTAAGCTGTGCATACACATTGCTTTCGTTCTTATTTATTTTGACGCTCGTAACAATCGCATACCGTCATAGCTATGACCGAATCTTGGTAAAAAAGCACAGAAACCCCGTCAGAAAACTAAGAATATTTCAGGAAAATCTATTATAACTTACCTCAAATACCAAAAAGTAATAGAGCCTATTTCTTTTTGCATTTTTTACACCAATCGATACTGTAATAACCTGTAACAACGTGTAATTACGATTTTTTAGACGCTCAACTATTCTAAAAATGATATTAACCAAAGTCATTAAGGAAAAACCATGAGCGTATATGAAAACATTATTGCAGACCTAAAAACCAGTTTTGAAAACGTATTTCCGAATTGGGCGGAAAAGTTTGAGCAAGCACAGACGGCTGAACAACTCTATGACGTTCAAAATGAGATGCTCTTATCACTTTCTTCTACTGATCAACCTAGTAATCAGGGTGCAATTGCCATCACATCTGAAATGTTTGAAAAGATGAATTCTGCAGAGGGTGATGAAATAGAAACCTGCTGTAAGCAGTTACTCACGTTGTCTGCTGCACTTAAAGATCTTCCTCCAAACCCTACATCACAGCAGGTTACTGCAGTTTTTATTAAACATGAAGTCGCTGCAATTACTAATAAAATGTGTGAACAACTGAAGAAAAAGCTCATTAAAGATGAGGGAAAGCTCACCAAGCAGTTAATGGAAGAAATGATTGATGAGCTACTTGCTGATAGTGAAGAAGTAGCTGAAATCCTAGACATCGTAGTCGCAACATTTATTGCACTTGTGATCCCTATCCTTTGGTTTTTTGATAAGTCAGCACAGTGTATTCTTTATGTCGTCAATAATACTGGCGAAGACATCAAGTACCTTCATCGACATGACAAACATGGTAAGTGTCTCGTTTATACGAGTTTGATACCGGGCATGGTTGAAAATAAATCTGATCCTAATGACTCTTGCAGATTTGCAGGGCTTGTGTCAACTTCTAAAAAGGAAGGCGCTCTAATTGGCACGCAAGCTGGGTTTTCATTTACCATCAACGATCCCGTAACTGGAGAAGAATTAAATGAATTCGCTATTGGTATTGAGTGTCCTTATAGTGAAAAGAACTGCTTTAGTTGCGCGTTTAACTATTCCGCAGAAAAAATCTCAAATGATCAGAGTACTTCTCATGGCCACTCACAAACAAAAACAGATAAGGATTATCAACTCAAGGTATCCTTGAATAGCTTCGAGCACTCTCCAGCATATTTTATCGCTGTGTTATCAAAAGCATAA